CTAGAAAAGTGCAAACACGGGCGGCTTCGGCTGCCCTTTCTGCGTCTGGTGGAGGAGCTATACCACCAACTTCAGAAGGTCTAGGACGTGGAACAGCCGGAGCACAGGGTCGTGGAGATGCACGTGATTTTAGTAGGCAGTCTCAAGGCTTAGGAGGTCTAGTTCACTTATATGCTACATTCGCAGCTAATATCTATGCTGTAACTGCTGCATTTAACGCCTTATCAAAAGCTGCTGATTTTACTAATATGCAAAAAGCTGCTGATATACTATCCCTAAAAGTAGGTACTAGTATTAATGCTTTAGCTAAAGATATGCAAAGTTTAACAGATGGTGCTATATCAATGTCTGAAGCTCTAGGCTCTGCTTCCCTAGCTAGCTCCGCTGGATTGACTACTAAACAAATCAAAGAACTAACTACTGTAGCAAAGGGAGCATCTATTGCGCTAGGTCGTGACATGACTGATGCGTTACAACGTGTATTCCGTGGTACTATTAAGATTGAACCAGAACTACTAGATGAATTAGGTTTAATGGTAAAAGTAGATGATGCAAACAAAGCCTACGCTAAAACTCTAGGTAAAACTGTTAGTACATTAACTGATTATGAACGTAGACAAGCATTCGTAAATGCAGTTACAGAACAAGGTACCCGTAAGTATAAAGAACTAGCTGAGCAAGCTTCTAATCCTTTTTCTAAATTAGCGGCTTCATTAAAAGATCTAAGTACTAGTGTACTAGTAACTATGAATAGCAGTTTAGGCCCATTAGTTAGTTTATTATCAGAGTCACCAACAGCACTACTACTAGCTATGACTGCTATAGTAGGTTTACTACTAAGGCAAGCTATACCTGCTATTGGTAATATGCAGGCTTCATGGGAAGCTACAGATAAAGCTGCACAACAATCACTATCTAAACAAAGACAGGCTTTAGAAGAGCAAAAGAAAGCTGTATTAGACTTAAATCAAGCAAAAGTTACTTCTGCGCAGGAAACATTCGTAAAAACTAGAGACTTAGCTATAAAAGAGCTAGAGAACTCTGGTATTAAGAAGTCTAAACTTAAAGGTGTTGATGATGCCGCTAAATTGGGTAACTTTATAGGTCTATCAGAAGAGCAAATAAAAAGTCAAACAGAAAAAGTAAGAAAAGAACTAGAGAAGACTAGGGAAGTAATTGAAAGAGAAATAACTAAAACTCAGAAGTTTATTGATGAACAGGGTAAAAAAAGTGGTAAACCCTTTTTAAGTGCACAGGCTGAGCTAGGTCGTTTAAATAGTCAATTAGCTGCTGTACAAAATTTTGATAATGAAGGGTTAAAAGCTATATCTGGGGCTGCAGCAGCCCAGGCATTAGTTCAAAAGAACTTAATGACTACTGATACTGAGATTACCAACCTGACAAGTAAAATTGGTAAATTTGAGCAGATGGGTCAGCGTTTATCAGTTATACGTGGAGCAGTACAGGCTACGGAAGCAGGAGGCTTTAGATTAGGCTTTACTGACTTATTTGACTCTATAAGTAAAGGTACGGGTAAATTTGATGAATTTGGAAATGTTATCAAAGGTACAGAAAGACAGTTTGGTGCACTAGAGAAGGCTAATATTGGCCTTAAAGGTTCTTTCCAAGTATTAACAGTAGGTATATCTAGATTGCTAGGTACTTTCTCGATTTGGATGGCTGTATTTACAGTACTAATACCATTAGTAGGATGGGTAGCTTCAAAACTTGGTTTAGTATCTGATGCATTAGTCAAACTAGATGAGGCCACAGAAAAAGCCAATACTACAAGTAAAACATTTTTAGATATTCAGGAAAAATTAAGCAAAACTGGCACATTAGCCGAACAATACGAGTTACAAGCAGGTAGTGCACTAGCCCTTGCTGATAGTATTGCAGCTATAGTTGAACAGCAGGAAAAACTACAAAATCTACGTGATAACGGAACTTGGTTAGATAAAGTTGTTGGTGGAACACAAATGGCTCTAGGTATGGGCTCTTTTGATAAAGATGTAGAGCTACAGACTGTAAAAGTATACGAACAAATGGTTAAAAGGGGTTTAATAGCTAAGGGAGCCGTTGGTATTGATACTAGTGCTATCGGTAAGGCGGGTAGTAGGTATAGAACAAATTTAACTACAGATACTTTTGAAAGAGCTTCTGGGATAGAACAGACTAATGCAGCTGAGTTAGCTAGATTAGAAATATCAGCAATCGACCCCAAATTGAGAAAAGAGTTAGAAGAGTTTAATAAGAGTTCCATATCTACTACTAATAATTTAAAAGAGCTAAATACAATTTCAACTGAGTATTCTATTAGTTTAGTAAACCAGTCAAAAGAATTAAAAGCTCTAAATAGTCTCGGCTCTAGTGCAAGTGCTACAGTTAAGAACTTTGGGCATAGAGTAGCTGGTTCGGCGGCAACTTTACAAAATTTCTTAAAAGGTATGACGTCAGATTTTGAACAATTAGCCAATACTAGGCTAGGACCAACATTAACTAGATTAACTACTGAACTAGCTCAAGCAGAGATAGATGCGGAAAAAATCTATGATAGAAAAGTAGCTCAAGCTAAAGATCTGCCTCCAGCAGAAAGAGCAAAAGCAATAGAAAAAGCAGTATCCGATAGAAGTCTTTCTCTAGAAACTAGACAAAAACAAATAATCTATGATAATGGTGGAGTATCTGCCATTAACTCAGAGATAGCTAAATATAGTATAAGTGCTGCTACAAAACTAGGAGAATTTTCTAAGGCAACTGCAGCAGCAGCATTAGCACAAGCAAACGTAGCAAAGAAATTACGTGCATTAGCAATATATACCTCCGGGTCTGATAGATCTTCAGCTACTCAAGGACAGGCAGAATCTCAGGCTGCTAGGCAACGTGTGGAGATAGAAAGAAGAACTATCAGAACTAATAGAGCGGCATTAGAAGCTCAGAGAACTATGCAGGAAGAATATATTAGATCTTTACCAGGATTTAATAACGCCTCAGGTAATACACTAGAACGTGGTATGGCTATATCTACGCAGGTAGCCCCTGAAGGAGCTTCTAAAGAAGAGATACAATCTATAGAAGAGTTAAAATCTAAAAGCTTATCAGCTACTATGTCCCTGATAAGCTTAGGAGCACAGCTTGGTATATTAGACCTTAATATAAAAACTTTATATGCTTCGCTTGACTCAAAGGATGTAACTAAGTTAAAAGAATCCCTAGAAAAGTCTGAAGATAATAAAAATGTGGCCACTAAAGCTCAGGAGATTTATACTGCTGAAGCTTCTAATGCTATAGAAGAAGAATTTTCTTGGATTGATAAAGTATTTGGAGATACTACATCAGCTAAAAGTATGAAGGAGTATAGAGAAGATGTACTATCTCAGTATGATGCTTCTGTAAAGGCTTCTATTGCTATTAGTCAAGCCAATGATAGATTAAACGCATTCAGCCTTGCTTTAGGGAAAATAGCTCCTGGAGCATCCAATGATACAGAACGTAAAGGTGCACAAGAAAATGTAGATAAATCTAGAGATGATATGAATGCTGCTCAGGCTGAGTATAATAAAGTACAGCTAGGTAGTGCATCTATTGATAGAAAAAAAGAAATGGCAGATCTTACTTATAGTTTAGAGCTATATAAGGAGCGAGTAAGCTTAGTATCAAAAGAAACTGAGTTATTTAGTCAAATTAATGCAATTATTGATACCACTTCTAATAATTTCAACCAACTACTATCATCTAATAATGCCCAAGTTTCTAGTCTAAAAGCACAGTTAGGATTAGAAATTGCTATAGCTAATGCAGAAATTAGTAGGTATCAAGCATCAATAAAAGCTAGAGCAGATAGTGATACTGATGGAAAACAGAAAGACTTACTAAGTATAGAAGAACAGCGCCAAAAGATTTTAAGTGCTCAACTTTTGAAAGTTGAGCAAATGACTAATCTTTATAAAGAGCAAAGAGAACTAATTCTTAAAGTTGAAGAAGCTAAAGGCCCCAAGGCAATGTTTAGTGATGAAAGTCTTACTGCTGCTCTTGGTATTATGGCAGATAGAATTCAGGAAACTATGGGAAAGACAAAGGCAACTATGTCACAATTAGCTACTGGATTAGTAGACTCAGCAGATATTATAGTCGATAGCTTTGCAACTATGATTCAGAAGATGGACGAAACTAAATTATCATGGGTATCCTTTAGGGATATGGTAAGAAATACTCTAAGTGATATGTTTAGAAATATGGCTTCAGATGTATTAAAGAATGCTATTAAAGAAAGTATGATGGCTGGTATAGGTAAATTTACGGATAAACTAGGATTAAAACCCGTAAAAACTACACAAGAATTAGCTCAAGAAGCTTTAAATCTAAATTTAAAGGATAATGCAGCTAAACTATTAGAAAATACTAATAGTATTCAAGCTTTAACTAATGCAATGAGAGTATCTAGTCCTGAGTATAAAGCACAACAAATTAAAGTTAAAGAAGAGGATGATAATAGAAGTTTATTTGCTGTAGAAGACATGAAACAGCAAAAAATGCTTAATGGTACATATCCAGGTTATAGAAACGAGCTTCCTAAGGATACTACTGATGCAGCTATAGCTGACCTACAAACAGGTAGTGTTTTTGAAGATGCATCAACAGCCTCTTTAAAGGCAGGATCTTTACAACAAAAAGCAGGATCTACACTTGCTAGTGCTGGATCAACTTTTGACTCTGCTACTAGTTTATTCAGTAGTTCTGTACCAACCTTAGTTAATAGTATAGTTGGTGCAGTTAGTGGTGGAGGAGCTAATTTACGTTCAGTAGGCTCTTCTCTACTACCTACAATATTTAGTAGTATGTTAGGCAGTTTTGCTCCTCCTGCTAATATAGCAGCTTTTAGTAGTATGCCCTTTAATGATGTAAGTGCTTTTAGCACAGCTTTTGCTAAAGGCGGAATAATGTCTAGTATTGGCTCTATACCACTTAATACTTATGATAAAGGTGGTATTGCTAACTCACCCCAAATTGCAATGTTTGGTGAAGGTAGAAAAAATGAAGCATATGTTCCACTACCAGATAATAGGACTATTCCTGTTACATTATCAGGAGGGGGTGGGGCCTCTATTTCTAATGGTGATACTATTATTAATGTAAAAATTAGTAATGGTGATAATGGAAGTAGTAGCTCCGTAGATATAGAACAATCTAAAAAGTTTAGTGCTTCTATGGCTGCAGCAGTAAAAGCAACGGTACAAGAAGAGCTTATTAAACAAATGCGCCCAAGGGGGTTATTAAATGCCTAGTACATTTACTTGGAATCCCTCTCTGAACTTTATTAAGAAGTCTACCCCACGTCTTAGTTTAGTTCAGTATGGTACTAATCCTTTAGAGTATCGTAAACAGACTGGCATAAATCTATTAGATATAACTTGGGAACTATCTTTTAGTAATAAATCTATAATAGAAGCATATGCTATTATTGATTTTTTAAAAGCTAGAGGAGGTTGTGAGCCTTTTTATTTCACACCTCCTGGATCTTTAACAGAGTATTTAGTAATAGCTACAGAATGGGATGTAAAATATGAGTCACAAATTAGTATTACAATTAATACTACGTTTATAAAAGTTAATGATATAATTTGATATGGCAGATACTTTTACCTGGACTCCTTCTATTGGTTATTCTGAACAAGCAAATTCGAAGGTTAATATTATAACCTTTGGAGATGGTTACTCACAAAGAGTATCTAGTAGTATTAATACACTGACTAGTACATGGAAATTAAGTTTCATTAATCAACCATTAAATACTGCCTCCGAGATAATAACCTTCCTAGAGTCTAATGGGGGTTATGAGTATTTTTTATTTATACCAGAAGCAACTTTAGAAAACATTACTAATAGGCCAATTATGGTAACCTGCTCTGAGTGGAGTGAAGAATATGTATCACATTTTAGTAGAACTATAACGGCTACATTTAAAAGAGTATATGATAAAACATGAGTAATCCAATTCTTACAGAAGCTCTAAAGAGCTCGCCTAGCAGGATCATAGACTTATATGAAGCTGATTTTAATAGTCTAGGTCAGAATACTATACTAAGGTTTTTTAGTGATACTACTGAACTAGGTGATAATGTTTTTTGGAATGGGTATGAGTATAATAGTATACCATGCGAAATGACTGATATAGAGTGGTCTGGTGCAGGTCAACTACCTACACCAAAATTTAAAGTAGCTAATGTAGATGGCTTTCTTACTATTCTAAACAGGGACTATCAAGACTTACTTGGCCTAAAAGTAACTAGAATTCGCACTATGATTAAGTTTATAGATGCCGTTAATTTTAATACTGGTACTAATCCTACAGCAGATCCTACAGCGGCTTTTCCACCAGAAATATATTACGTAGATAGAAAAGCAATACAAACCGCTATTTATTCTGAATATGAATTAGTTTCTGCTCTAGATATAAGTTCTGTACAACTACCTAGAAGAACAATTTTACAAAATTTATGCTCTTGGAAGTATAAAGATCCAACTACTTGTAACTTTACACATCCAACTAGTTCTCCACTATATTATAAAGCAGATGGTACACTTACTGGAGTACAGTCACAAGATGTATGTGGAAAAAGATTATCTGATTGTAAGCGTAGATTTAATCAAACTACTAATATTTTGAACTTTGGAGGATATCCTGGTGCGGGATTATTTACTTGATTTTATAGAGCATAGTATTAGTAGTCCTAATAAAGAAGTTTGTGGTTTAGTTATAAATGATAAATACTACAGATGTAATAATATTTCTGAAGACCCATATAATTTTATTTTAGACCCTTCAGATTATATCAAATATTCTAGTATTGGTAAAGTAGCTTTAGTATGCCATAGTCATTTAGGTATATCCTGTGAACCTACACAAGCAGATATATATAGTTGTAATTCTGGTACTACTTCTTGGGCTATATGTTCTGCAGTATCTAAAGAAGTGAGATACTTAGAACCAAATAGTATGATAGTACCTTTATTAGGGAGAAGGTATAGTTTTGGTACTACAGACTGCTGGGGATTAATATCTGATGTTTTAAAGTATGAGATGAATATAAAAGTAGATAGATTATTAATTACTACTAAAGAATGGTATAAAATGGGGTTAAATATTCTTGAGGAAAACTCAGAAGAATACGGCTTTAAGAAAATTAAATTTTCTGAGGCAAAAAAGTATGATATAATACTTTTTAAATCTGGGAAATCTAACGTACCAAATCATGTAGGTATTTTACATGATAATGGTACTTTTTTACATCATTGCGAAAATAGGTTATCTACTAGGGATGCTTTTGGTGGGTATTGGAATAAATGTGCAGTAGCGGTGTATAGACATAAGGACTTAGAATGAAGACAGTTTACTTACATGGTGAATTAGCTGATAAATTTACTGACAAGGTAGTATTAGATATACACTCTGTAGGAGAAGCTATTAGAGCTTTAAAGGCTAACTTTAAGGGTTTCACAGATTATCTACAAAACTATACTCCAGGATTTCATATAAAAATAGGCGAAATTTATAAAGATAAAGATGTACTAAATGATATAATAGCTGATAATGAAAATATTCATATTATTCCTGCTATTGCTGGTTCAGGTAAATTAGGTACTATTATCCTTGGAGCTTTTCTTATTTGGGCAACTTGGGGTGTTGGTGCTACTGCAGCTGCAGCAGGACAGGCTGCTGCTACTGGATTTGCGGCTACATGGCCTGGAGCTGCTATTGCTTCTCAAATTGGAGTAGGTTTAGTACTATCTGGTATATCATCCCTATTATTTGCCCCACCAAAATCTACTATTAATCAAAAAGAAGAAAATACTCCTAATACTTATTTTAGTGGTGCTGTAAATACTATAGCGCAAGGTAACCCAGTACCAATTGGATATGGTGAACTAATTATAGGATCTGCAGTTATTAGTGCAGGTATATCAGTAGACTCTATAGGTACTGGCAACGCACCTTGGGTATTTACTGCAGCTGGACAAGATGGTTGGGTTTTAGAGTCTGGTAGTATATATACAAATGAAATTACGAATATTAAATATAATTCTAGTACTGGAAAGTATACTCATAGTACTGTTAAAAATGTAGATCCATCATTTTATAGAGTATACTGCTATATTGATACTGAAACAAATACAGAAGTATGTCAGGAAATAGCTCCTAATGGTGATGTAAGTCCTGCTACTCGTCCTCCAGATGAACAAACTTATACATACGAATATACTCCTACTACGGGCATGTATAAACGTATAGCTCCTTCGTGTGATATATTTTCTAATACGGATAGTTATTGCTCTACAAACGGTAGTAGTGTTAAACCTGAAGAATGGGGTACTAAATAATGAATAAAAATATTATATCTGGTAGTGGTGGGTGCTTTAAGGCAGGTACTAGTATAGCTACTCCTACGGGTTATATTAGTATAGAAGATATTAAAGTAGGTGATCTGGTAGTAGCTTTTGATGACAAAGGTAACCTACATAGTTCTAAAGTACTTAATACTCATATACATTATAATTTTGATATATATGAGTATTCTTTATGGGGCGGAAATAAGTTATATGCTACTAGTAACCATTGGGTTCTAACTAGTGAAAATTTCTTTTGTCAAATTGGCGAAGTAAATGAAAGCTTAGCTTTAGTAAACTATAGTAATTTACTAGTACCAATTATATCCACAAAATATTTTGGTAAAGAAACAGTATATAACTTAACAGTAGAAAAATATCATACTTATTTAGCTAATAATATTAGGGTACATAATGGTGGTGGAGGTAAAGGTAGTAAAACACCAGTAAACTCTCCAGATACTTTAAGGTCTACTTCATATGCTTATGTATTAGATGCACTATGTGAAGGTGAAATTGAAGGTTTCGCTAAGGATGATCCAGATGAATGTATTTATATTAATAATACACCATTAAAAAATTCTTCAGGTACCTATAATTTTACTGATTATGAATATACTCTTATGAATGGTACGCCTAATCAAGATTATATACCAGGATTCGATTCAGTAGAAGGTACACCGGCTAATACGGGGTATGCTGGAAAAATAGCTAAGGATCTTCCGAAAGTAATATCTATAAATGACCCAGAAGTAGATAGAGTAAGGATTACCTTAGGAGTACCTTCTTTATCAGAATATAAAGATAATGGCGATAGTATAGGTACTGAAGTTAGATACTCTATAGAAGTATCTAGTGGTGGTGGTGCATACCTACCCGAAGTAGAAAAAACTTTAGCAGGTAAATGTTCATCTAAGTACCAATTTTCACACACTATAGTACTTAATAAGCAATTAGGAAGTAGTTTTAATATACGAATAAGTAGAATTACAGAAGATTCTACTAGCCTTAAACTACAGAATGAAATAACTTTAGATTTTATTAATTTAATAAAAGATACTAAACTAGTATATCCACATACTGCTTTATGTGGAGTAAGAATAGCTTCAGAACAATTCAGTGCTGTTCCTACTCGTGGTTATCACTTGAAACTAATGAAGGTAAAACTACCTGGTAACTATAATCCAATCACTAGAGTTTATACTGGTATATGGGATGGAAGCTTAGAAAGTAATTATGGGTGGACTAATAATCCAGCGTGGTGTTTCTATGATCTACTAACAGACAAAAGATATGGTTTAGGAGAATATATACCAGAGGCTTTAGTAGATAAGTGGGCTTTATATAGTATTAGTCAGTATTGTGACCAATTAGTACCAGATGGTAGTGGAGGTATGGAGCCTCGTTTTACTTTAAATACCTATATTCAAACTAAACAAGATGCTATTAAATTAGTAATGGATATGGCCAGTGTATTTAGAGGGATGGTATACTATGCAGAAGGGGGCATAAGTGTATCTCAGGATTCTAACTCAGATTCTTCTGCTATACAGTTCACTAATAGTAATGTATATAATGGAATATTTGAGTACTCCGGCGCGTCTAGAAAGGTTATTCATACTGCAGCATTAGTTACTTGGAATGACCCCCAAGCGCTATATACTCAAAAAATAGAGTATGTTGAAGATAGGGAAGCTATAGACCGTTATGGGTATAATCCATCAGATATAGTAGCTTTTGGTTGTACATCAAGGGGTCAGGCTAATAGACTTGGTAAATGGTTATTATATACTGAAAAAGTAGAATCTAATATAGTATCTTTTAAGGCCGGGTTAGATGCTGGGTTTTGTAGACCAGGTCAAATCATAAAAATATTTGATGAAGGTATTGCTTATATACCTTATAGTGGTAGACTACTTAGTAGAAATGATAATAATACCGTTACCTTAGATAGAGAAATTACACTTAGTACAGCTAATACCTATAATATTAGATTCAATATTATTGAAGAAGTAAGCGGAAAAGAAGTAGTTAATACTATAGAGTACTTAGTAATTAATGTTACTAATAGTCCTACTAATACTATAGATATATCAGGTTCTTTACATAGCTCTATAACTCCTAATACAGTATGGTCTATCTCTAGTTCAATATTAGATGAGGATCTGTATAGAATAGTCAGTATTAAAGAATCAGATCAAGTTGGTATGTATGATATATCAGCTATGAAGCACAAACCAGGTAAGTTTGACTACATAGAAAATGATATTGCATTTGATGAAAGTAACTATTCTTCATTAACCGGTATTCCTAGTATGATAGGATATGCTGATATCCACTATAAGCAAGGTGTATACACAGATCAAATAACTAAGTTAAAGAGTCCTTATCTAATAGTAAGTTACAAAGCACCTAATTATGCTATAAAGTATGACATAGAAATTAGAAGAGGGATAGGTAATTGGGAATTCGCTGCACAAGGTACACCAGCTTTAGAACATACTATATATAATTTAATATCTCAAGAGTATTATAGTATAAGGGTTACTCCTGTAAATTCTTTAAATCAAAGAGGTCCCTCTACTACTTTTACAGATATATTTATATATATTTCTGAAGCACCACTGGAGGCTGTATCTAACGTAACATCTGTTATAGAAAAGAATTATATTCACTTTGAATGGGAAGGTCCTAGTAGTAATCCTAACTTTAGTCATTATGAAGTTAGGATAAATGAATTATTTGAGGACTCAGTATTAGGTTATACAAATATAACTACTAATTTCCTAGATTATTATACTAAGGATTTAATTGACGATAATTTAGATAATACATATAAGTTTTGGTTTGTAACTGTTAATAGTTTAGGTATAAGAAGCGTACCAACACTAGTATCTATTACATTAGAAGGACCCGATAGTATATCATCACTTACTACTACTAGTGCTACAGAAGCAATAGAACTAAATTGGGTACTTCCAGTACCAATCACTGGACTTGCTAGTACAGAAATACACTATTCAACTACTAATAATAAAGATAATGCTACCTTACTAAATATTATACCAGTACCATTAACAAAGTATTTACATACTCTAGCTAATCCTGTAGTACATGATTTCTACTACTGGGCAAGAACTATAGATAATCTAGGACTAGAATCTGTATGGTACCCTTCAGGTCTGAATAGTGGTATACATGGTATAGCCTTATTAAAAGATGCATCAGTACCTTTAATAGATATTCTTGGGTATACTGGATTTACTATGAATGCGGGAGATTTACCTTCCCCTACATCAGCTACTCTAACGGCTAGTATACTTAATATAGTAGATCCTACTTATTACTGGGAGGTTACTCCCTCTGCTGCCCTAACTACTTCTAATACATTATCATCTATTGTAGTAGTTCCAACAGCTAATACTAATTCTATACTAGTAACTTTAAGTGTAAGTGGGAAGGATTCTAATGGTATAAACTTAGTGGCTCCAATAGTTAAAACTATTAGTATGTCAGTGGTTTATAGTGGAGTAACAGGACAAGTTGGTCAGCATGGTATGATGAGTGCCTTTCCAACTATATATAAATGGACTGCTGATTCTATATCTCCAGAGCAACCAACAGAAAAAACTGTTTATACATGGGCTACTGGGCATTATTTAAGCCCTAATGACTGGGAAACGGAAGCTCCAATAGACTTAGAGCCTGGACATGTACTATGGAGAATTACTATTCCATTAACTACACTAGCTACTACTATGTCATCTGAATTAGACTGGACTTCTGCTATTTTTCATGTAGTTCCAGTATCAAAAAATGGAGAGCAAGGTCCCCCAGGTATAGGAGTAGATGGAGATCCAGGAGATGTTCAATGGCACTTTTATATAGATAGGGATGATTTAGGGAAACCAGAGGATTGGGAAATATTAAGGGATTATAATAGAGTTCCAAAAGATAAAGATATTGCTACAGTACGTAATGGAGAACGTGAGTACCTTAATTATGAATACTTAGAATTAACAATTAATGGTGTACTTACAAAAGATTGGTATTTTAAAGAGATGCTAATTAATGGTGACTTAGTAGTTGGTGGTACTATTACTGCTGATAAGTTTGTAACTAGAACTATAACTGCTGAATCAGGTGTAATTGATGATGCTACCATAAATACCCTACAAATTGCAGATAAAGCAGTAACTGTACCAGATTTTGCATCTGTTCAAGCTAGTGATTTAACTTTAATGTATGAGATACCAGACTCTTTAAATACTAATTATACAGTCTATATAATGGCATCTTTAGTACAAAGTCACTACTCCACAATAAAACTGTCTGTTGATGATGTGGTAATTAATACAGAAAGTCCTAGAGATGGTAATATCGCAGTAATAATTAATACTACTATTATGTCAACTAATACTCCACACTCTATTCGTATTTGGTCAAGTGATTCTAGAAATATTAATAGAACTACTATTTACGCTGTAGCAACTAAAAGGTAATATATGTTTGATGATAAAAGCACTGGTAGTTGTAACTATATTTTGTATAATAAACTAAATGGAAAACTTTTACTACAAGGTACCTGTGATAAAAGTCTTCTAAAACATAAAATTTCTGATAATACTATACAAGATATTTTATTATTAGATAAGCCATTATTAAATACTCACTATTATGTAGATAGTAACTTAAAAATAATACCAATACCAGAAAATATTTACTCTATATATCATATTTTTGACTATGATACTAAAAGATGGATAGATACTAGAACCTTAGATGAGATGAAAGTTTCTAAATGGGAAGAAATAAAAGTATCTAGAACTAATAGTGAGCTTAGTGGTTTTAAATTTGATGGTAAAGTATTTAATAGTACTTTATCAGATCAAATTAAAATTAACGGCCTACTTAATACTATAACTATTAATCCTACACATACTGAAAAATGGTATGCACAGGATAATAGTTATGTATTATTAGCAAAAGAGAATATAGCATTATTCTCCTCTAAGCTTACTCAACATATTAGCTATGTTTATAAAGTAGCAGGAGATCTTAGAATTATGATTAATAACTGTAGTAGTAAAAAAGAGCTTGATCAACTTATCTGGCCATTGTAAGGACTAAGTATGCAATTTTGGGAAAAATATGTAGATAATGGTAGTCTACCTACTGCTTGCGATAGCTCACAATGGCTACCTGTACTACCAGGAATATGGGATGATGTAGGCCTAGCATATAAAAACTGCAGTGGTGACTTAAGTCTCAATTCATTACATCATATTAGTGAAGCAGTAGACCCAATTACTTTTAATATAATTTTTGAAGTAGTTAATATTCCTAATAATGAAGCTAAATTTAAAATAACTAATTTTGCAGACTTTCATTTTACTGAAAGAGATCTTAGTAGCTTTCCTGTAGGTGTATATAGTATTATACATCAAATTACTGGATTTTCTGAACAATGGGATGGGCCAGTAAATTTTAAGTTACTAGGTATTGATACATGTAATATTATTATTAAATGTATCAGTTTTACCTATACTGATAAAAATGGTAATATTATAGATAGTGGCCAAGTTCCATCAGAGTATTCAATTCAAGTAGACCCTGTAGGCCCAATAGAATTATGTAGTAATAATTCTATAAATTCAGTTACTTTTTCTGCATTTAATTATTTAAATGCATATGAAGGTAAATTTAAAATATCTTATTTATCTTCATCTTCTACATACATACCTATTTATTCCTCCTCTACTAATGAATCTATAGTTACTTTAGATATACCTATATACTATCAATCAGCTCTTATTACTACTAGTAGTATCAAAGTGGAACTAGTTCCAAAAAATGCTACTAATTTTAGTGAAGATATTCTTGCTACTTCCTATCTTAATTTTAATGAGTGTAATAGTGAGTGTAAACCATTTAATACATCAAATTGGATAGGTATTGATGCAACTACTTGGGAATATACACCAGAGTCTTCAGGATTCATCAGCAAAGTAGGTAATACACATATAGCTTCTACGTATACACTAGTGCCTAGCGCTAGCAAATCATTTACTGTTACATTTGAATTACTAGGTTTAATTACAGTACCAGGGATACCAATTAGTTGGAGAATAGCAGGTGAAGGAGATACTACTTTTAGTATAAATAAATCAGTAGGTATTCAGTGGAGAATAAAAGATAGTACTACTGACTACATAACTAACTCTCTAAATATTAAATGGTTAATAAAAGATAGTACTTGGCAGGCTATATCTAAATCATTAAATATATCGTGGCCAATTGTATAACAACATATGTTATTAATTAATAACAAAATAAAAAATTATAAGGATATAGAATGCCTTCTGTAACAGCAAGTGATATTGTTTTAATGAAAGTCGGTGGTGGAAGTCTTACCGGAGATGCTTATTATTCTTTAGGTGCTCCTTTAATAGGATCTCTAGAGGAGTTATTTCCGGCGGTACAACCCGCACAAGCATCTTCCGGATATACAGACTATGCCTGTGCAGTAATATGTAATTATGCTTCTGGTACTGATGGTAGTTTTGTAGGTGGCAGAATATATTTTTCTTCCCAAACATCAAGTCCAAAAACAAGTATTCAGGTGGCTGTAAGTGGTGAGGCTAATGTTACAGGTGGCGAATTTCCTTTTAGTGTAAGAGAAGCAGCACCATATGAATTAGGGCTTACCTTTAGTTCCCCTAGCTCAATTGCTTCCGCTATTGAGCTAGGAAATATAGACTCCGGTAACTTCACACTATTATACTTTAAGCGCATTATTGAAGCAGGTGCTATGGCCCTAAACCCAGATATATGTACATTTGTAATTACTAATGCTGTGAGTTGATATGTCAGATCCGTTCGCGAATGAGGTAATTGTATTATTGCACATGGATGGCGCGGATGGCAGTAATACAATATTGGATGAGAAAGGCAATACTGTACAGAATTTCAACGTAACATTAAAGAAACCAACCACATATCTGGGTTCGGATCCGGTA